CCCTGTAGTTGTGCCACCAGTAGCTAGACCTGTACGACCAGTCTGAAATAGACGATTACGAATACCAGCTAAAGCTTGTTCTTGTTGCGGAGCTAACAAAGCCTGTTGTTGGCTGATGTAACGCTGACGAGCAGCCTCAGGAGACTCAGACAAATAACCTTGTCCTAAGTTATACAATGACTGTGAGCCTTGCTGAAGAGCTGAAGTGTCTACACCTTGTGCTTGTTGTAAAGCACCGCCAAAACCACCTAGGAGACTTGTTTGAAGTCCCTGTAGTTGAGGATTAAGGTTGTATCCTGCAGAGATAAGATTGCCTGTGGCTGGGTCTACTTGGAAGTTAGACGAGCCAAAGTTAGTAGTGATGCCTACAGGTCTAAACTGTGCTGCTTGAGCAGCTAATGCTTGCTGTTGAGCAGCATTGCCATAAGCACCAGCAGTTGCTGAACTCGGCTTACCGCCAAATAAGCCACCTGCAGCACCTCCTAGAGACGCACCTAATGCTGTGCCAACACCTGGCACTACTGAGCCAAGAGCTGCACCAGCTAATGAACCGACTGCACTACCCATGATTTTTACCCCACATAAATATGTTACCTTGTTTACCGTTATCTAGTTTTAAAGGCTCTAGATATTGCCAACCAGTTGCTTTTCCAAACTTCGCTAACTTAGTGTTATCCTCTTCTACAAGGGCGACTAACGGAGTTCCGACAAGATACTGTAATAAATTCAAATCTTCTAAAAACTTCTTCTTTACTTCTTTGTTCCACTTAAACACATCAGTGTGAAACCAGTGCATTTTTTCCCAGTATTCCAAGTACATGACATAGTTACTACGCTGTACGACTGGTGTCTTCATTAGTATCCGATAGCAAACACATAAGCAGTTACTGATTGCGGAGAACCAAGACTGTTGAAATTAATCACACATCCAGTAGTTGATTCTGACTGTAGTTGAGCGATTAAGTCCGAGTTACCGCCGCCTGTTTTTGTTCCTACAATAGTTCTTAATACAGCATTAGGGAAAGCAATCGGGAATGTTACTGATACTTGTGTTTCGCTAGAAGCTGAGCCAGACTCACACCACTGCATAATTAGACCACTTGGAAACTTTTGATAGCCGTTAGCAGTTAAAGATACATTAGAGCCAGTAAAGTCATTTACGAATGCAAAATCTGTATCAGTTACAGCTGTATTAAATTCTGATTTAGTTCCTAATACTGTGTTAGAGCCTAAAGCAAGGGTCTTGTTTGTAAGTGTTTGTGAATCTGTTGTACCGACAACTACTCCCGAAGGGATAGCTTTCTGTGAAGCAGAACCATCAATGTTTCCGCTTGCATTAGACATGACAAAACTAGATGCAGCAATACCTGATAAAGTATTACTATCAGCACTTATTGTCTTATTTGTTAGGGTCTCTGTAGCTGAAGCATTTGATGTTAATGCACCTGTTACAAACGCAGTTGTAGCAATCTGTGTAGTGTTTGAACCTGACGCAGCAGTAGGAGCTGCTGGTGTTCCTGTGAATGTTGGAGACGCTGTATCTGCCTTAGAACTGATAGCAGAAGAAATAGCATTAAACTCACTGTCAATCTCTGTTCCTTTGACAATCTTACCTGAGTCGCCTGTAGGTAATGTGTCTTTAGTTGCAAAGTTAGTAGATTTTGTATAGTTTGACATAGTATGTCCTTAAATTAATGTTTTACCAGCTTTTAGTCCAAAGTCAATCTTTTGAATAGACAAAGGAGCATTGTTAATATCTGCTTCAAATCCTAGTTGAACTACTTTACCTGAACCACCAGTATTTACTTGAGCGTTGTCCAAAGCAATACCGTTAGAATAAGTAGCAATGTTGTATTCGCCTACACCGTATTCAAACACAGAAATAGTGTCAAGATTAACAGATTGAGACCTGTAGTTACTTGTGTAGTCAAAACCCCACTTGAACGAGATAGCCTGTGCAGAACCACCGATAGCAACCAAGTTAATCTTCTTCATCATCTTGATTGTTGCTGGGCTCTCAAAGTCAAAGTAGTTAGTAAAGTAAGTCATACGGTATGTAACACCGTTGTCTTGGTAGCCGTTATACTTACCGATGTAGCCAGGTTTGCCTATATATAACTCTTTGTTCTGAGTTAAGTTAAATGCTGTTGGCTTGATGTCTTTCCAAATAGTAACCCTAGCCCCACCGTTCTCTAAGATACCTCTTGTATCAAAGCAATAAGTAAAGCCAGTGCTCGGCAGTGCTAACAAGTAGTGAGCATCAGTAGGGAAGTATACAGCTTTGATGTATTTCAATACTTCACTGTTTACGTTCTGAATTAAGCTGTCACGGACATTCTTAGACACATCTCTAAACGGTAAAGACTTCTCTTGTACAACTCGCTGGAAAGACTGCACACCAGTTTGAGACAAGAACAAGATGTCTGAGCCAATAGAAGCTACAGAGTCTCTAGCAATACAACCAATACCACTGATAACATCTTCTAATACTAACTGTGAAGGGTCTACAGGGTTACGATAAATAACAATGTGACGCTCACAGAATATCAACAAGAAGCCGTTATGAGACGCTAAAGCAACAATAGGGTCGTTGTTAGGCACTACTTCACTAATGTTTAAGTAACCTGAAGTGCCTGTCTTCCATTCAGCTGGGTCTAACAAGTCACTAAAGTATACAGTCTGTCTGTCGTTAGCAATATCAGCCACCCAAGTACGACCAAAGGCTGTCATAACGACATTGGGAGTAAAGTCAGAAGCAGTATAGCTTCCTGGTAAATTAGTAGCAATGTCGCCTAGTCTTTGTAGACCGTAAGCACCTGTATGTGCATGAGCTGTAGCACCTAGCTTATGATAGACCAACACAGGATGACCTGCTTGAGCTAAGATAGCATGACCTGAAGGCGTAGCCCCTGTGTCATAAGGCATACCAGCTATCTGCCAGTTATCATCACTGATAGTGTAAGTTAAGTTACCTGTGTCTGTAGCATTACGAACAGGCATCTCTGTAAGAGTAGTAGTGCCTGTGTAGAGCTTGTTATTAGCAGCAGACAACACGGTGTTACCGTCGTCTTTAACAACCTCAAAGATAGCTCTAAAGTTACCTGTAGAGGCTGCTGAAGTGTTTACCTTGGTCCAGCCCTTACGAGCACCGATACGACCGTACTGGTCAATAACACAGTTAAAAGCCTCTAGTGCAAAACCACTAGACAACTGAATAGAGGAGTCTTGGGTGTTCAACCCGAAGAACCCAGGAGCTGCAATAGAACCAGTTAGTAACTGTTCAGCCATTAATTAGACCCAGTAGAATTGTGATTCGTCAAAGTGTCTGCCGTTCTCAATAGAGATAGCATCTGCAAGTGACTGTCTATATAATTGAGCAGCTTCGTTAGAAGCTAAACCACCGTCTTCTCCACGCTCTGCTAGTGCTTTAGCGTATGCTAAGAACACGATAGGCTCTGAAGGAACTTTAACAACATCAGTGTTGTTAGTCAAAGCTGCTTGTGGCAAGAATACATTAAAGACAAGGCTATATACACCGTTAGGAGTTGGGTATAGTTTTACTTTAGTATTATTGCTAGAATCTGTGCCTTGGAAGATATAATGAGTAGGAGAGCCATTTGTCGGGTTAGCAACTAACAACTGTTGGTCAAACCAAACTTTACTACCTTCTTGTAAAAACCAGTTAGAAGTATCGTTAACAGCATCAATCAACTTAAATCTTTGACCAGCACCAGTTAGTGTGTAACTAGCTGTATTGTCTACTGTAGGAATTGTAATAGTGTTATACAACGCATTCCAGTTGTAAGAATCTTCAACAGTGCGTTTAGCATCGTTGACAAAATCGCTAATCATTTTAGAATAAGCGTTATCAGACACAGATGACACTTCTGTCTCTCTGAGTCTTCGTAGCACTGAATTAACTAATTCTAGGTAAGTCATATATTTCCTTAGTCTATCACACTTTTAGTGGTGTGTCAACACTTATTTTACCATTTAACTTTATCAGCCCAATAAGCTGCTGACATCTTGCCTTTAGAGATATTCTTGGCATGACGAGCCTTAAAAGCCTCATTACGCTTAGAACCGTCAGGACTGCCTTTGACACCTTGTTGACCGAATCTAATAGTCTTAACCTGGTCTCCTGCCTTAGCTACGACAACATGAGACTTAGTAGGATGACTGGGTGTCTTTTTAGGCTTGTTATAGCCAGAAACACCAGCTTTAGCTAACTTGGTGTCTTTCTTCATTAACGACCACGACCTGTTTTCTTCATCATTTTAGGCTTCTGCATACCAGCTTTTGATAAAGCGATAGCAACTGCTTGTTTCTGTGGCTTACCTTCTTTAATCATCATACGGATGTTAGAAGATACTGTCTTGTCTGATTTACCCTTTTTTAGTGGCATGATTATGACCCATTCTGATAAGAAGTGTTTTGATGAATCTCTACAGTAAAGATAACTGAGAAAGAACTACCTGCTTCTGGAGTACAACGAAGTTCATCGTACTCGTCCATGACCATGCGACCATCAGCAAACTGTAGATACTCTTTAGAAGCTAGTGACTTAGAAGATACAATATCCACCACTTCATTGTCTGATTTATCGTACCAAGAAGCTGTAATAGCTTTACTATTGCCAGTATGATTAGACAAGAACAACAATGTAGCAATAGCCTTACAGCCTTTAGGAACTGTGTATACTGCAGTTGTTGTTCCTGCAGTGAGGTTCTTTGCTACTGTAAGTTCTCTCATTTACCTGTCCAATGTGATGTTACATAGGTTACAACACCGCCTACAAATGAGGCAATAGTCATACCAAAGAAAAACCCACCTTTAGACTTATTAGCCAGTTCCAGTAGTTGCTCCATACCAACCTCTAGTTTATCAACTTTCTTCTCTAGAGACTCTACTTGGGCTACGAGCTTACCGTACTTGTATGGGTCAATTTGTCCTTCGTTCATATCAGGTCCTGTGCTATTGTCTTGTTAAAGAACTCTTTAATATAGAATCCTTTAAAAAGACCCCTGCCGAAGCAGGGAATCTTAATGCTTATATTAAGCGTTAACAGCCAATACGAAACCAGCTTCTGGACGTACAACCTTAACAC